GCTAAGGGCAATATTGTAGAAAGATTTGAAAGCGCAATTAAAGAAGTTGCTGCTACACATAAGATAGAAGTAAAACAACTAGAAGATTACTTTGACGAAGAAGTAATTGAAAAATTGGGAGAATAACAATGGCGTGGGTAACAGTTCCAAACTCTAACAGTATATGGCAATATGAAAATAGTGCTACGGCAACTCATACATATAAAGATTCTGCTGCTGGTGCTAACTCAGTTATATCTGGTGGTATAAGAACATACACTAAACCAGGAACTAGTGCTGTAGTAAAGACTTATATTAGAACAAGAAAAGCAGGTGGAACACAAGAGAGTGGTGAGTTATCAAAATCTTACTATGATGCTCAATAAGAATTTATGATTGCGACTACTAAACTAACAGACAACAATTTTAATATTATAGTTAAGGCAAATGGTATTGGAAATGAAACTGATCAGACTTTAGTAGATGTTGAAGCGTCTAAAAATGCTTCAAGTGAACCAAAGGTTGCAATCGCTGATATACATTATGAAATATTAGGCACTGGTAAGTGTACAGTATTTTTTAAGAACGATAAAGAAAAGAAAGTAGAGTTAGAAGGTCGTGGAAACTACGGACTTAAACCTACTGAAGATAGAATTAAAGATGTAATAGGTGATATTTTACTAACAAGCGACTCTGATGTTACAAGTTATAATGTAGTAATAGAGGCACAAAAAGAATCAGGATATACAAACTAATGGCTGACACAGTAACAACACAAACAATATCAGACACTTCAGGTGTTAAATATGTAACGAAACTTACAAATTTTTCTGATGGAAATGGTGAGACTTTAGTAAAAAAAGTCGATGCTTCTGAATTAACTTTTATGACAGAAGATGGAAATAGAACAATTGCGAGAGTATATTACTCTATCAATTCATCAGATAGCAAGTCAGGAGTAGAGATTATTTGGGACGGAACAATCAATGCAACTGCATTATTCTTATCTGGTAACGGTTTTATGGACTTTAGAACAGATGGGAACAACATATCAAACAATGCTGGAACACCTACAGGTGATGTTTTAATATCAACAAAGAATTTCGCAAGAGGCGATAATTACACGATTGTTGTCGAGTTTAGATAAGAAAACGTATAAATATATACTACAAAGAGAGAAAAATTTATGAAACTAATTTCCGAAGAAATAAGCAACGCCGAGTATCTTATCGAAGAAACTAACGGCAAAAAAGACTACAAGATTAAAGGTATCTTCTTACAGAGTGAAATAAAGAATAGAAATGGAAGAGTATATCCTAAAGATGTACTATTGAAAGAAGTAAAAAGATATAACCAAGATTTTGTCAATAAGAAAAGAGCGTTTGGCGAGTTAGGACACCCTGATGGACCAACGATTAACCTAGAAAGAGTATCGCATATGATTACGAAACTCTATCCAGATGGTAATAATTTTATTGGCGAAGCAAAAATAATGAACACACCATATGGTAAGATTGTAAAAGGTCTTATTGATGAGGGCGCACAATTAGGTGTATCTTCTCGTGGTATGGGTTCGTTAGTACAAAGAGGCGGCATGAACGTTGTATCAGATGATTTTTACATCGCAACCGCAGCTGATATTGTAGCAGACCCGTCTGCTCCGGACGCTTTCGTAGAAGGTATTATGGAAGGTAAAGAGTGGGTGTGGAACAACGGTGTCTTGGAAGAAAAAGATATAGACGCCTGGAAGATGGAGATTTATAAGACAAGACGTAGAGAACTTGAAGAAAAGAAAGTTAATATTTTCAAAAGCTTTCTTCAAAAACTTTAATCTTATAAATATCCTATAACAAACAAAAATAAACGTTTATTTTTATAAGGGAGATTTCAATGGCCGAAACAGATAAGAAAATTGAGGCAATGGAACAGGAAGTTAGTGAAGTGGCAAACGCCCAAGCTGACGCTCCGAAGAAGAACGCTGTAGCGGCTGAACCTACGCATTTAAAAAACGATGCGCAAGATTTAGGCCCAGCGGTTGTAAAACCGACTGACAGTAATCCAGATGCTTCAAAATCTACATCTCAGGTTTCCGGTGATGCTCAACAAAAAAGTCAAGGTAGTGCTGATGCAATGCCAAAACTTTCTGGGCATAACACTAAACTTGAAGGAAAAGATACAGACGAAAAATCCTTAGAAGATAAAGAGAAGTCAGAAATGGCTGATGCAGAAGCTGAGAAGAAAGTTAAAGTTGCTAAAGAACAATTAGAACTTGATATCAAAGCAGACGTAGATGCCCTTGTTGGCGACTCTGATTTATCTGAGGAATTTAAGCAGAAAGCTGCGACAATTTTTGAAACTGCGATTAAAGCAAAAGTCAAAGAAGAAGCTCAAAAATTACAAAGCGAGTATGAAACTAAATTAGAAGAAAATACTGAAGCTCATAAAGCTGATGTTGTTGAAAAAGTAGACTCATACCTTAACTACGTTGTTGAGGAATGGATGCAAGAAAACAAGATCGCTATTGAACGAGGTATCAAAGGCGAAATTGCTGAGGACTTTATTGGTGGTTTGAAAAAACTATTTGAAGATCATTACATAGATGTTCCAGACGATAAATATAATGTGCTTGAAGATCAAGCTTCTAAAATCGAAGACCTTGAGAAAAAACTTAACGAAGAAATCGAAAAGAATGTTACTTCACATAAAACAATTGGTGAGTTAAAAAAAGATGATATAGCGAAATCTGTATCTGAAAGCTTAACAGATGTTGAAAAAGAGAAGTTTAACAAACTAGCAGAAGAAGTTGAGTATTCAAACGAGGCAGACTTCACTACTAAAGTTACGACAATTAAAGAGTCATACTTTGGTAAAAAAGAAGCTAAATCTGATGACTTGCATGATGTAGCGGTAAGCGATGGTTCTACAGTTGAACCCGCTGACTTAACAAATAGCATGGCTGCTTATAGCGCCGCTATAAGTAAAACAAAAGATATTAAAATATCAAAATAATAATATAGGGAGAGAAATACAATGTATTTATCTGAAACTTACGAGAAAAAATGGCAGCCAGTCCTAGAGCATCCTGATTTACCAAAAATCGGTGATTCTTACAGACGTGCCGTTACAGCTACTATCTTGGAAAACCAAGAAAGAGCACAAAAAGAAGACAACGCTTTTATGACAGAAGCAGCGCCTACTAACAATACTGGTGGAACATCAAATTGGGATCCAATTTTAATTTCACTTGTTAGAAGAGCAATGCCAAATCTAATCGCATATGACATTGCAGGCGTACAGCCAATGACTGGTCCAACTGGACTTATCTTCGCAATGAGAAGTAGATATACTTCTGCAACTGGTGGAGAGGCTTTATTTGATGAAGCTGATACTGAATTCTCAGCAAGAAATGCTGCAGGAACTTCAACTGCCGGTCAGACTGCTGATCCAGCACAAGTAGGAACTAACCCAGCTATCCTAAACGATAGTCCGGCTGGCGCTTACAACAAGTTAGAAGCAATGGCTACGGCTACTGCTGAAGCACTTGGTGATGCATCAGGAAACGCATTTGCTGAAATGGCTTTCTCAATTGAGAAAACTACAGTAACTGCTAAATCTAGAGCTCTTAAAGCTGAATACACAATGGAACTTGCTCAAGACTTAAAAGCAATCCATGGTTTAGACGCTGAAACTGAACTTGCAAACATTCTATCTGCTGAGATCCTTGCGGAAATCAACAGAGAAGTTGTAAGAACTGTTTATATCAACGCTGAAGTTGGCGCTGGTTCAAACACTACTGCTGCTGGTATCTTCGATTTAGATACTGACTCAAACGGTAGATGGTCAGTTGAGAGATTCAAAGGTCTTATGTTCCAAGTAGAAAGAGAAGCAAACGTTATCGCACAGAGAACAAGAAGAGGAAAAGGTAACATGATTATCTGTTCTTCAGATGTTGCCTCTGCGTTACAAATGGCGGGTGTATTAGATTACGCTCCAGCTCTTAACAATAACCTAAACGTTGACGATACTGGTAATACTTTTGCTGGTGTTTTAAACGGTAGATTTAAAGTATACATTGATCCATACAGTGCGAACAATAATGCAAAACATTATTTCGTAGTTGGATACAAAGGTACTTCACCATATGACGCTGGATTATTCTATTGTCCATATGTGCCTTTACAAATGGTGAGAGCCGTTGGCCAAGATACGTTCCAACCAAAAATTGGTTTTAAGACGAGATACGGTCTTGTTGCGAATCCTTTTGCGGAAACTGGAGCTCAATCAGGTGCTGCTACTGCTGTAACAGATGCAGGTTCTGCAAATGCTAACAGATACTACAGACGTGTTCAAATTGCGAATTTAATGTAAACCATTAAGTTACAAATTAAAAGAGGCGGCTTTCGGGTCGCCTTTTTTTTGCCTAAATTATAAATTATAAATAGTATTATGATAACAATATTAGATAACGCATATAAAAGACTAAACGAATTAAGAAAAAAACATAATAAGAAGTTTGTTAGACTATCTGTTAAGGGTGGCGGTTGCGCTGGTTTTAATTATGATTGGTCTCTTACAAATGAAGAATTAAGAGAAGATATCGTTATTGATGACATGTTAGTTGTAGATAGAATTAACGAATTGTATTTGACAGGTATGGAATTAGACTATACTTATGATGACTTTGAAAGTGCCTTTGTTTTCAACAACCCTAAAGCTACATCATCATGTGGTTGTGGAACCAGTTTTTCAGTCTAGTATAAATACTTACATGAAAAAGATATTAAATCAATACTTTTGGATATTTGTAATCCTACTTATTCTGAGTGTTATTTTTAATTATACGTTTCCTGATAAGAAGAATAGACTAGAATTTATCGAAGATAGAATTAAAGCCGTAGAAGAACGGAAGAAGATACTTACTCAAACAGAGAGAGAATTAGAGAAACTAGCCACAGAAAGAGATTGGGAACAGGTGGATAAGGACAAGACTAAATAGTATTATGACAACTACAAACGCAATCGATAGACAACCTACAAAATTAGATTACGCTAGTCCTACACAGTTTAAGTTTAGTATTCTTAAATTACCTAAAGTAGAATACTTTTGTACTGCCGTAAATATACCTGGTGTTAATCTAGGTGAAACAACACAAGCAACACCTTTAAAGAAGATACCTATACCTGGTGATACACTAGTTTACGAACCATTACAAATGACATTTCTGGTAGATGAAAATTTAGAGAACTTCCAAGAGATACATGGTTGGTTAGTTGGTTTAGGTTTTCCGAGAGATAACAAAGAATTTAGAAATTTACTAGCATCAGGTAATGATAGATTTCCTACAAGAAATACATCTAACATTTCTACTGAAGCTGGTAAAACGAAGTACGCCGCGGCAGATGCTGGTCCAACACTATCTGACGCTACTCTAACTGTACTTTCAAGTAAAAACAACTCACAAGTTGAGATACGATTTAGAGATATGTATCCAACTGGACTAACTGGATTAAGTTATAATCAACAGGCCGCTGATATAGATTATCTAACAGCGACTGTATCATTTAGTTATTTAATATATGACTTTGCGAACATAGGGTCATCTACAACAACAGTAACAACATCTTAAACTTAAAATAAGTTTTTAGTGGGTTACTATATATTATGGAGATATTATGGATTTAGAACAATTACAAGACTTGGCTGACAAGAAACTAAAGATTAACGATATAGAATTAGATTTAGAATCGTTAAAAACACCTCAATTACACAATGAGTTTATGAAACACTTAACAAAGTTTAAGTTGTTATTAAGTAAAGCTCAGGTAGAATACTACACACAAAGAAAACAAAAGTGGGAATACTATACAGGTAAAGCGCCACAAGAAGTATATGCTCTTAAACCTTTCAACTTAAAGTTATTAAAGACAGATGTTGATAAGTACCTAGACGCTGATCCTGAATTAGCCAAGTATAAACAAAAAGTAGATTACATTCAAACAGTTATAGATTTTTTAGATAAAACAATCAAACAAATATCAAATCGTGGTTTTCAAATAAAGAATGCAATTGACTGGCGTAAGTTTACATCTGGCGCAATCTAATGTTTTTGAATACACCATATTATATTAAAGAAGAAGCCTTTTCTAAATGGTTTTGTGAAGGAGTAATTACACAAGGAGATATCCAAGAGAAGACAAAGGCAGTTATTGCTGATGGCGATAACAATAATAGAAAGTCAAATATTACTTGGTTAAAGAACGACAACCTTATAGAAAAACTAACACCTACTATTAATGAAGTAAATGAGAATTGTAATTGGAACTTTCTATTAAAAGAGTTTGAACCATTACAATATTCAGTTTACAATATAGACGATCATTATGATTGGCATATTGATAGTCATAGTAGAACATACGATAATGGTCTTGTTAGAAAATTAAGTTTTACATTATTTTTAAACGAAGATTACGAGGGTGGTGATTTTAGAATATGTGAACCACACCCTAACCCATTAAAACATTCAGAACAATTATTTAAACCTAAAACAGGATCAATGGTTATCTTTCCTAGTCACAAATGGCACAAGGTAGATAAAGTCACAAGTGGTATTAGAAAGACATTGGTTGGTTGGATTGTAGGAAAACCTTTTGTATAATGACAACAACTAGATACATAATCATAGATAAAGTAAACGAAGTATATCTAAAGATAGAAGCTGAGGCTGATATTCGTAGAGAACTTGGTGAGTATTTTACCTTTGAGGTACCAGGTTATAAGTTTATGCCAGCATACCAGAATAGAGTTTGGGACGGCAAGATCAGATTATTCTCTTATGCAACTGGTCAGATATATGCTGGTCTCTATCTTTATATAAAGAATTGGTGTAAAGAAAACAATATACATGTAGTTGATGGAACAAAGATTAAAGAGAAGACAGTTGATGATAGTAAGATTGATGAACTAATCAAAGCTCTTAAACTACCATATGAAGTTAGAGATTATCAAAGAGAAGCTTTCAAGTATTCAGTTGAGCAAGATAGATGTTTATTAGTATCTCCTACAGCAAGTGGTAAATCTCTCATAATCTATCTTATGTTAATATATAATCTATTACGACTTAAAGATACTAAACAAGACAAGATCCTTGTTATAGTGCCCACTACATCGCTTGTAGAGCAGTTATTTAAAGACTTTAAGGACTATGGTTATAATAGTGAAAGAAACGTACATAGGATATATTCTGGACATGAAAAAGAAACTAATAAGAGAGTTATCATATCTACTTGGCAGTCTGTATATAATTTACCAAAGAAATGGTCTACTCAATTTGGTATGATTATAGGTGATGAAGCTCATCTATTCAAAGCTGTGTCACTTACAAAATTAATGACAAAATTAGAAAAGACCAAATACCGAGTTGGGTTAACAGGAACTTTAGATGGAAGTAAAACACACAAATTAGTATTAGAGGGTTTGTTTGGTGCTGTGAATAAAGTAGTATCAACAAGTGAGTTAATAGAAAAGGGTAAACTAGCACAACTAAAAATTATGTGTTTAGTATTACAACATGATCAAACTGCTAGACAATTTTTGAAAGATAAGACTTACCAAGAAGAAATGGATTACTTGGTGTCAAATGAGAAAAGAAATAAATATATAAGAAACTTGGCGACTTCACTAAATGGTAACACACTATGCCTATTTCAATATGTAGAGAAACATGGAAAGAACTTATATGAATCTATACGAGAACGAGCAACAGACAAGCAAGTCTTCTATGTCCACGGAGGAGTTGACACAGAACAAAGAGAAAAGATTAGAGAGATTACCGAGAAATCTGACAACGCCATTATTGTTGCTAGTTACGGCACTTTTTCAACCGGAATTAATATACGGAATTTGCATAACATTATTTTTGCTAGTCCTTCTAAATCTAGGATAAGAAATCTGCAGAGTATTGGTAGAGGATTAAGACTTAAAGATAATAAAGGCACTGCGACACTATATGATATAAGTGACGACATAAGCCACAATGGTAAAGAGAACTATACTTTGGCACACTTTAGAGAAAGGATAAATATATACAATGGAGAGGACTTCGATTACGAAATTCATAACGTAGAGCTAACTAATGGAACCAAAAATGGAAAAACAACCAATTAAGATTATCAAGTTAATTAATGGTGATGATATAGTTTGTTCATTACCACTGACACAACTTGGAGAGAAGTCTCCTTTGTTAAGATTAAATAGACCTCTACAAGTAAAGTATATTCCACAGTTTACAGCTCAGGGTTTAAAAGACTATGTAGCTTTAATCAAGTGGTCTCCTTATACTAGAGACGCAGTTCTAACTATTCCTAAAGATAAGATATTGACTATTGTAAATGCTAATCCTGATATGTGTAAATCTTATACGCATGTTGTTGTTGGATATGATCAGTCGGAGCCTATAGGTAAAAAAGATGCCTCGACTGTATTTAAAAGAGAGAGGTTAAGTGACGAGGACAATGATAAAGTTAATGAGATATTTGAAGAAGATGAATTTGATGATTATGATATTCCTGCTAAGACGCTACACTAATAGACTCTATTCCTCTGATCGCTCAACAAGCTCATTGTAACACAAAGTGATTGAAAAGTCAACGCTGATACGAACCAAAATAAATATAATTGAGCACGCTTAAAACATTGACATTTATAAAGAAAGGTGATATATTAAGAATATGAGTAAAGCAAAAAAAGAACATTACGTTAATAATAAAGAATTTCTAGCGGCTATGACTGTGTATAGAAAAAGTGTAAGAAAAGCCGAAAGAGAGAAAAAAGATAAACCAATGGTTAGTGATTATATCGGTAGTTGTTTTCTAAAGATAGCGAATCACTTATCATATAGACCTAACTTCATAAATTATACATTTAGAGACGACATGGTTAGTGATGGTATTGAAAACTGTCTACAATACTTGGACAACTTCAATCCAGCGAAGTCAAGTAACCCTTTCGCATACTTCACACAAATAATCTATTATGCATTCATAAGAAGAATACAAAAAGAGAAGAAACAAACTACTATTAAACATAGACTTATTATGGATAGTAATTATGATGATGTGGCTCTACAACCAGGTGATGACGCTGAATTTAAGAATCAGTTTAGAGAGTTTTTACAAAAGAATTTAAACATGGAAGACTCTGCTCCTAAGAAAGTAGAAAAGAAAGTTAAAAAAACAAGAGTAAGAAAATCTACATCTAAACTATTTTAAACTATGAAAATTGCCCTACTGAATGATACGCATTTTGGTGCGAGAAACGATAGTTCCGCATTTCTGGATTACTTCATGCGATTCTATAATGAGATATTTTTTCCATATCTAAAAGAGAATAACATAACAACACTTATTCATTTAGGTGATGTGGTAGATAGAAGAAAGTTTATCAACTTCAAAACAGCTCATACATTTAGAGAAGACTTTATGCATAGATTGTATAGAGAAGGTATTGATACTCATATCATACTAGGTAACCACGATACATACTTTAAGAATACAAACGAAGTAAATGCTATCAAAGAACTATGTTCAACATTTGATGGAGTAAAAGAACCATGGATATATGAGAAAGCAACTACTGTAAATTTTGGGGGAACTGACATTTGTTTAATACCTTGGATATGTGATGATAACCATAACCACTCTATTAATGAAATAGAAACAAGTAATGCTCAAATCGCTCTAGGTCATTTAGAGATTAAAGGTTTTGAAATGCACAATGGCGCTTTCAATAATCAAGGTTTAGATAAGAAGATGTTTCATAGATTCGAAAAAGTTATCTCTGGTCACTTTCATAAGAAATCTGATGATGGTCAAATACATTATTGTGGTTCTCAATATGAAATTACTTGGTCAGACTATAAGTGTCCAAAAGGTTTTCATATATTAGATACAGAAACAAGAGAACTAACTAGAATACCTAATCCAATTAGAATACATAAGAAATTAGTTTACAATGATAAAGAAGAAGATTATAGTAAGTTAGATTTAGAACACTTTAAAGATTGCTTTGTAAAAGTTTTTATAACTAATAAAACTAATGAAGAAATGTTTAGTAATTTAATTGATAGACTACATACCACAATAGATACACACGAAATTAATATAATAGAAGATTTAAGTCCAGACGTAACAGCATCTGTAAAAGACAATATCCTAGAAGAAGGTGAAGATACAATTACTTTTTTAGGTAACTATATAGAACAGATAGATAGTGATTTAGATAAAAACAAACTTAAAGAAGTTATGAAAGACTTATATACTGAAGCAAGTGAAAGATGATATTATTTAAAAAAATTAGATGGAAGAACTTTCTATCAACAGGCTCTCAGTTTGTTGAGATAGAACTAAACAAATCACAACTGACTTTGATGATTGGTGCTAATGGTTCTGGTAAATCAACTATGTTAGACGCATTATGTTTTGCGCTATTCAATAGACCATTTAGACAAATCAAAAAAGAACAGATAGTTAATACTATTAATAATGCGGATACAGTCGTTGAGTTAGAGTTTCAAGTTGGAACAAAAAATTTTAAAATAATAAGAGGTATTAAACCTGCTATATTTGAAATCTATTCAGATGGTGTATTACAAAATCAAAATGCTTCTAGTGTTGATTATCAAAAGATATTAGAAGATCAAATATTAAGATTGAATTATAGAGCATTTAAACAAATCGCTGTATTAGGTTCTTCTTCTTATCAACCATTCATGCAGATGAGACCAAGACATAGACGTGAGGTCGTAGAAGAAATACTAGACATAAGAGTATTGACACACATGGATATACTTACTAGAAATCAACAAACAGATTTAGGTAAACAAATAGTAGAAGCTAGACACCAATGTGATCTAATAGAATCTAAACATGAATTACAAACAAAACACTTTAATGAATTAAAGAATAGAAGCTCAGGCGATAGTGATATTAAGAAAGCTAAACTACAAGAGAACAAAGACGCCACTGAATCATATTTAAGAAAGTCTGAAAGACTAGAAGAAGAATATAAAGAACTAGAAATCAGCGTATCTACTAGACCTCAATACGAAACAAAACTAAAACAATTAGAGAAACTAGAAACAAAGATAGAACAAAATTTAAAAACGCATGAAAGAAATTTAGAGTTTTTTGAACAGAATGATAACTGTCCAACTTGTACTCAAAAGATTGAAGAAACATTTAGAGACAAAAAGATAGAACAAGAGCGAACTGTTGTAGTCACACTTAATCAAGGTATGAAAGATTTAATGGCTGAACTAGCCAAAACAGAAACCAAGATTACAGAGTTTAATGGTATATCAAATAAACTATATGAGAATAAGATAGACTTATCTAAAGTAGAATCTTCTCTAAAAGAACTTAAAAGATTTTCTGATTCATTACACAATGAGATATTATTACTAGATGGTAAGAACGAAGATGATAAAGATATAGAAAAGAGTTTGGTTGATTTACAAGAACAACTAAAACAAACAAAACTTGAACTAGTTAGAATTACTGAAGAGAAGAAATACCTTGATGTTGCTAGAGAGATATTATCTGATAGAGGCGCCAAGGCTAAAATCATTAAAAAGTATCTACCGATTATGAATAGTTTAATTAATCAACATCTACAAGCTATGGATTTCTTTGTATCATTTTATTTAGATGAAGAATTTAAAGAAGAAGTAAAAAGCAGACATAGAGATACCTTTGACTACAATAACTTTAGTGAGGGTGAGAAGATGAGAATAGACTTAGCATTAGTATTTACATGGCGTGCTATTGCGAAGATGAAGAACAGTGCCAATACAAATCTTTTAATACTAGATGAAATATTTGATAGCTCGTTAGATGGACAAGGTACAGATGATTTCTTTAAGATTGTAAGAAATATGGGCAAAGAGAATATCTTTATTATATCACACAAAGGAGATATACTATTTGATAAATTTACCAACATCATTCAGTTTAAGAAAGAACATAATTTTACGGAGTTAAAAAATGGCTAAAGAAATAAAACTAATACCACCAACAGATATGAGAGTACAATCGGCAATCGCACCTTTTAGTGACGACATGTTAAAAGAAGAAGGCTTTAAAGATAGAAAAGAGTTAAGTGATTCTATGTTTGAAACAATGAAAAAGTATGGTGGAATAGGTTTAACTTGTAATCAAGTTGGGTTACCTTTCAATATGTTCGTATTAGGAGATCATGCTGGTTTAGAAAATGGTTTGAAACTATCTTGTTTTAATCCTATGATCATATCGGCTAGCGCTGATACTGTTGTTATGAAAGAGGGTTGTTTAACTTTCCCATTTGTATTTTTATCTATTACAAGACCACGTAAGATAGTCGTTAAGTATGAAGATGAAAAGGGTGAATTAAAAGAAGGTTCTTTAGATGGTATGTTTTCTCGTATATTTCAACACGAATATGATCATATACTAGGAAAGAACTTTACTGAATATGCTAGTAAAATGAAACTAGATAGAGCATACAAAAAGGCAGAGAAACAAATGGATAAGACTGTTAAAATGAGAGCCGTTAAGAACGACAATAGATACTTACCATAGAACATTGACATTTTAAAAGAAACCTGATACTATATAAACAATGCCATACAAACCATACTATATGAAAGATGTAATAGATAACTCTAATAAAGAGTTGTTTAATGTTATATCTACTTTTGCTGGTGGCGGAGGTTCTTCCACAGGTTATAGAATGGCTGGTGGTAAGATACTCGCTGTTAATGAGTTTGTAGAAGCGGCGATTGAAACATACAAAGAGAACTATCCAAACACACCTGTTTTACCAGATGACATAAAGAAACTTACAGGCGAAGACTTTTTAAAGATCGCTGGTATTAAGAAAGGTGAGTTAGATATACTAGATGGCTCGCCACCATGTTCTGCGTTTAGTATCGCAGGTAAAAGAGAAAAGGGTTGGGATCAAACCAAGACATATTCAGACGGAAAAAAAGTAGAAAATATAGAAGACTTGTTCTTTGAATTTACTAGAATTACAGCAGACATAATGCCAAAGGTTGTTATTGGTGAGAACGTTGCTGGTATAACTATGGGTGAAGCCAAAGAATATAGAAACAAAATTATAAACGAATTTGATAAACTAGGTTACGAAACTGTATATAAAGTATTGAGTGCCGCTGACTTTGAAACACCACAAGATAGAAAAAGATGTTTCTTTGTAGCGATAAGACATGACATTATGGAAAAAGCAGGTCTTAACTTTATGACTTTAGAAAATGAGATATATCCAGAGCCAGTTACATTAAAACACATAGGTGTAAGAGAAGCGATTGAGGATTGTGTAAATGACCCAGAACAAGAGAAAGAGTTATTTGATTATGTACAAAAAGGCTTTCAAAAGAAGTGGATAGAACTACTAGAATTTAATCCAAAGAAACATAGAAAACCTAGTGATCCTGACTTTATTGATATAAACCCTAAAAGATCAATGTTTAATATGATAAGACCAGCGCCACATTTACCTTGTCCAACACTAACACAAAGAGGACAACAAATGAGTGTATCAGGTGTATTTCATTATGCGTTAAATAGAAAGTTTACTATACCAGAATTAAAGAGATTGATGGGATTACCAGAAGATTATAAGTTACAAGGTAAGTTTGATAAACAAGCTGAACGAATCGGAAGAATGGTTGCACCCCTAATGATGAAGAATCTAGCGTCAAATATATACGAAAAAGTGTTAAAAAGAACAAAGTAAGAACATTTACGTCAAATAACCCAGATAAACATTAGCAATTATAGGGGTTGACTTCTCAGCTGTTCCTGATAGTATTAG